AATTACTCACGCACCCGGTATAAGGTTTCCGAAAAAAGTTGGTCGTGTGGAACGACCCCTAGTTCACGGTTTGAACATTTCTGGTTGGTCCGGTGTTCCGGACCAGGAGGAGGTACACGATTGGTTTCCGTGTAGTTCCTCTCCGCACTTGGGCGGACCAGATCTTAAGATCCAAGACAATGGCGTTGTTGAGGGGATTTCCTTAATCCTCAATCACCATCACTGTCCTCCAGAGGTTGTGCGTGTTCTACTCGCATTCCTCCGTACTGAGACTTCTATTATGGACGATCGTGAATCGGTCGCCTATTTGAAGTGGGTCCTCGCAGAACCGATGGCACGTTTCCTCCGTCAGGAGTCCGTGCCACCGCCGCTGCGGGGGTCGACGAGATGGCCGTCAAAGTGGGGGCGTTGGATGCGGAGTCGTTTTTCGTACTGCCGCAAGAACGTCCACCTTTGGTGGTCTTTTTACCAAGCGAAGCGTAGTGCTGATTCTGTGTCCGAAGAATTTATCTTCCGTACATATTTGAAGCACCGCGCCCAGATGGCAGAGCCCGATCCGATAGATGATTCTGTCTACGATTCGGTTATGTCTGAACTTGGCCCCGTCCTCGAAACCGTGCGCTCTGCGCTGGAAAGAGACAACCGTCCTTATGACGGAGAGCTCTATGAGAAGCATCCCGATGAGGACCAAATCCGACTCTTATGTCGCGAGTATTCGGGTGAGTTGGGGTTTGAAGAGCTTATGCCCCCGCGGGGCGTGACTCGACGGGCCTTTCCCACCTCGAACAATGCGGCGTTTGAGGCGACGCGCGGCGAGGGAGGCGCCGCTGAGTACCTCCGTGGCCGCCTATTAGGCGGCCCCGGGCTCACTCGGCGCCACTACATTGGTACGGTATACGTCCATGTAGGATACGTCAACGATAAGCTCGTGACGGACCGCTGTGTCGATCTGTACGCAGTCTCTAATGAAGCCTTATGGCTTGACTGCGTGCGGAATGCGGCGCTAGAAGTCGTGGCAGAGTCGCCCCGGCTTGTTTGCAAGATCCAGGGGATCCTCGAACCCTTGAAGGTTCGAGTTATCTCGAAGGGTCCTGCGGCGCCTTACTACGACGCTAAAGACTTTCAGAAACGCCTCCATGGCGTTTTGAGACGGATGGACTGCTTCCGTCTCATCGGTAGGCCCATTTGCCCGACCGATCTGATTAGCGTCTCGTCGTCGCCCGTTCCGGGCGACGACCTCGAGTATCACTCCATTGACTACTCGGCGGCGACGGACGGGCTCTCTGCTCGTCTCTCGGCGGGGATCCTTTCGGACTTGGTCCAGAACCTTCCCGTTGACCAGGCTAATATTGTGTTAAGTTGCCTGGCTCCGCATCTGTGTACCTACCCCTCTATGCGCATTAGCGCGAGGCAATTGGTGCGCAGTGGTCTTTGGGGTCACCCTGATTATATTCAGCGCGGATAAGAAGGCGGCGAACACCTATAAAGTTGAGATCAACCCTGTCGAACAGGCGAATGGTCAACTCATGGGCTCACCTGTATCGTTCCCTATTCTGTGCCTAGCCAACCTCGGCCTCTACCTCCATGTCTCCTCACTCCACGCAGATACCCGCCCCCTCAAATTGAGGCTTGCCGGTGTGCTGGTCAATGGCGATGACATGCTGTATCGAGGGCCTCGGTCGATGTACAAGACGCATTGTGAACAGGGGCTAAAAGTTGGCCTCGTGATGTCGCCTGGTAAGGCTTACCATCACCCACGCTTTGCGAGCGTGAACTCCCAGTGTTTTGATGCCTCCGACCCTATGTGCCCGGTCGTTGTAAGGTACCTTAATAGTGGCCTCTTTATGTGCCGTTCTAAGGTGCAAGGGGAGGTCAACGCCGGCGCCGTTAGCCGTGTGGCTGGGGCCGATCCTGAGTCGCGTGTTTCTACTATCAATGAGTTCATTGAAGGGTCGTGGCAGACGAAGGGTCGGCGGGAGCTTCTCAAGATGTTTATCGCCCGTAATCGGGCGGTTCTTTCTGAGGAGCTTAAGGGGCGGAATCTCTTTATCCACCAAACTTTGGGGGGTGGAGGGGTTCGTGTTCCGGATGGTTGGAAGTGGAAGGTGTCTCGGGCTCAACGCC